GTCCGCGCAGTTGATCACTATACGTGTCGAACTGCGCTCATTTGTCGTTTGTTTCTTGGTTTAGTTTTGGTGTGTTGTAGTTCATTCTACCCCCTATCTACTTGTATTAATGTTATTTGCTGCTTTCTTTTATCATACGACCAGAGTCTAACTTCCATTCCGCTCGAGTCTACATCTTTTCTCATCAATGTGGCCGTCCTGAGCTGATCATACTTATCCATTGCGTTGTCTAGTGATGCCCAGTCGCCCCAGTATAGGCTTGGTGATCGATCAGACGCGCACATTTCAGCTTGGTATAGATTATCTCGATCTATCATGATACCCCTCCCTAGTTCATCTATAATTTGTTCCTTTAGCGTATCGATAGCTGCGTATACGAGTGTAATCCGATCGTCGTCAATGCCATCTTCTAGAAACGCTCCAACATTTTGTGAAAGGTCATCTAGGTCAATCTTGGCGTTTTCAACCAGCTCTTGTACTTTGTATTTAGTTAGTAGCATTTAAATCTCCTCGTAAGCAGCCACCTTCGTTGCTAAGATACCCATGCGCTCACGTGGTGTTAGCCCGCCTCGCATGCCGTACTCAACATCTCCGGTCATCAGCGCATCTGCTAGACACTCACCTTTTACTGGACACTCTGCACAGATCTTACGCGCATCGTTATAGTTGTTGTATCCGTTGTACTCATCAGCGTATGCTTTGTTTGCCGGGAAGAAAGCTTCCGGGTCTGTTTGCGCACAGAGTGCCGATCCTCGCCATTTCTCACTCACTTTTCCAACCTCCTATTGTCATTTCTTGTAATACATTCTTCATGAAGTAAATAGCGTTTACGGTTGCCATATCCTTCACGGCGATAACCGACACCATATACTTCGCAGCCTCATCGAGATTTGCAAATGTCTCGTCCCGTACAAGAGAGACAATCTCGTCCGCCTTCATGCCGTTATTGGTTGATTTATCTAATATATCTAGAATCTGTTGTTTCATTGTTCGCTCTCTGCCTCCTCTACGATGCAACCATTCTCGAATGTCTCATTAATAACGCCCTCTATAAAGGGGATATCTACATTGTCAAATAGCGCGGCGTCCTTAGTGACATTTGTTAGCGTTAGATCATCACTATGAATATCAAAACTACTTACCCAATATTGAATGCCCGAAGTGTTGAGTCTCACTGTATATGTTTTAACCATTTTTAATCGTCCCATCTCGCCCACTAAAGGCAGTTAAACAATCCTTCTCTTTGCGCTCAGTAAATGCACGCAATTCTTTTAATGCCTCATTAATGTGGAAGTTCACCGCTTGCATCGCTTTTGAGTCCCAGTTAACCCGGTAAATAGCAGCCGCTGCATCCATTAATAGATCAGCCACCTCTTTAAGGTTGGGCGCTTTATCCCCGCCGCTATTCTCTGGTTTATACATGTCTATTCTGGCCATTCCCCTATATTGCTCCTAATTTCTCTCATGTTTTCTAATATTTCAATTGATTTAGCCGCTAGCTTAATTCCCTCTAATGAGTCAACTAAGACTTGAGTGACATCGATAGCGTCAAACTCTTCTGATCGTTTAATCAAGTCGCCAACTTGGCGCTCTATTTCATCCATTTAATCTCCTCTCTTTTAAGTTGATAATTGCCGAGTTGTTAAGCTGCTATAGCTTCTGTTCTATCTACTAATCATTATACTCCAAGTAATGGATAAATACAAGACTTTTAATGGCAGAAATTAAAGAACCCCGCCGGCTCTTTAGTTTATAGAATCCGCGGGCTTTGTTAGTAATCTATTTATTAGTTTATTAATACTTAGTTGCCTTAATGGTTATTGCATAACATCAAGTGTTATAACCTTTGGATCACTCGCCGTTCTCCAAAGGGCTACAACAACTAATGACATTTCCTACACGTCAATGCCATTACTTGTCTTCGCCGCTGTTGCTCAAGAACAAGTTACAGTTCATTCGCCGGCCACTCTGTGTCCTTACTCGTTCACTTACTTGTCTTTCGCTGCGCTTTTCTCTGCGTCGCCTCTCTCCCTTACGTTCGGCTCCTTGCTCAAAGCTGGTCGCTTACTCCGTAAGCTCCTATATGTATTTATTGTACCACACGTATCTCGATTTTTGATGTATTTTTTACATCAACCTGTGGAAAACTAGCCATTTAACAGGGGTAGAAAAATCTCAAAAAAGTCTCCAAAAACTCTTGACAACTTTTTACCATAAGCACTAAAAAAGCTAGTTATACCATAACGTGTCAAGTATAAGCGGTATAAGGACATCAAAAAACCCCAGGAGGTGAGCCCTAATCCTGGGGTAATTTGAACTACTTGGCGGAGTGCTTAACGTCGCATTCAAGCCAAGTGGCTGTATCCTTACTGTAACTCGTGCACTTTTCTTGGCGATACTCAGCGACACCTTGTGCCTTAACCGAGTTAATAAAACCTTGATACTTAAGTGTACCGACAACCCCTAGGATTACTAGCAATACCCCCGCGAGCCCTGCGGCTACCATTTTGGCTGTGTTTTTGTTAACTGTTACTTTCTTGCTCATCTCTTTTCTCCTTATTTATTTTAATACTCACCTGCGCCAAAGCCTAGATCATAATAGAAGCGCTGGGTGTTATTAAGCTTAACTTTAACCGTCTTACCCCACTTGGTGGCTGCAATTGGCTCAATCATCTTAGCTGGGTGCAACGTGTGGATCTTTTTAGACACCTCGCGCCAGTGCTCGTATTTGGCCTCCAGCTCAAGTGTCATGTCTGGATCGTACATATCCCGATCAATCCGGCCCTCTACCTCATCTAGATAGGCCATTAATTCGCTATCCGTCATTTCTCATTCTCCTCTTTTTCTGCCAGTAAAGACTTGCCCAGTACTGGCGATTATTTGATTTAACAGTAGGCTTAAGCTTCTTAGCCTTATCAGTGATTGCCTCCACATAGCCCGGGAGTTTTCTGTCCTCCTCGGAGACAATAAAGCTAACCACCTTCTGCCCGTCTACCTCTAACACCTTTGGTGGAGACACTAGATTTTCTAACCCAGCTATCTCTCCAAATAGCGTTAGTTGTCCATCAGCTAGCTTTGCCAGGCTTCTTAAGAGTCATCGGCATGACTATGTAAATGCCGCGCTCACTTTTAAACACCATCGGCTTCGTTTCCCCATAAAGGTTGATCGTTAGGCTATCCTCGCCGTTAAGGTCTTGTATCACCTTAAAGAAGTCAGCGTTAAACCTCATTCTCGCTTGCCCTACTGGCTCACCCTCCAAGTAAGGAGCAATAAGCGACATGTAATCGGGGAACTTAGTAGTGACATTACGCCCGTTGTCCATGATCTCCGCTACCTCATTAGCTCCGAATAGGTCAGATACCCTACTTGTCATTGCTTTATGAGATGCCTCTAGGTCAATCCGCGCAATTTGACGACCAGCCCACTCATCTAAGCCGTCGACAAACACCGCAGCGAGCATCACCCCATTAGTGCCCACCAGACAGGTCTCGCCCTTAATTCTGTCGATAAGTATATTAGTAAGCGCTGGGCGGTCTTTACCCTTATATACAACCTTTAGAAATGCTCCTAATTGCTTTTTGTTCACAATACCTCCATTACTAGTAAAATAACCATTACTGTCGCCCAGGTGACCATTGCGTAGGCTAGAAAGTGCCAAAAGATTACCCCAGCCAGCGCTAATGCCCCGCCAATTACCGGCACTTTATATAGCACCTCAAGTGTCCAGTTGACAAAATCGGCGAAATCTTCAATGAATTTAGGTGATCCACTATAAGGTAGCATTACTTACACTCCCCAAACTCATTCTCGCCGTTAACGCAAGGCTGCCAAGTGTCGACTTCCTCGTGACAGGTAATCTGACCGTCTACAGGCCCACAGTAAGTGTTAACCGCTGAGTGGTGGTATACATCAACCCGCGCCTGTTTGAGTGTTCGCTCCTCTTTTACTTGCTGAGGCGGATTGTCTACTGGACGAGCAGCTGCCGCTCCAATCTGGCGAGCAACTTGCGCCACCACCAAAATCAACAATGTTACTGCAATGTACTTGAATACTGTCCCGCACTTCGCTTGGAACGCACTTCGCGCTGTCTTTACCTTCTTCATCGCCTTATTCCTTTATAGTTTTACTTTATTAATCTCGCACACTAGAGCGATATATTCACCGACGGTTAGCTTTTTCATCTTCGTAGTTCTCCTTAAGTTCTTTCATCTGCTCGTCTACAAAGTCCATGATGTCGCTTAGCTCAATCTCCTCTAAGATGGTTTGTACACCAAACTCGGCTACCACCTGGGCTGGATCAACCCCGCTAAGTACTACTGATTGATCTTGAGTGTCAACCTCCACCTTGTCGGCGTAGATTTGGATAAAGTTAAATTTGTTGTTACTCATCTTAATTCTCCTTTGTTACTTTCATTTTGCAAGTGATATATTGTTTAGATTACTGAATAGTCCCGACGCTCCATGTCGCGGATAACCTTTCGGCGCTCCCACCAGATGTTAAATGCTTCAATCAAGTTATTCTTAATGTTCTTGATCATTTTAATTCTCCTTTACTGTTATCATTTGATGCTCGAGTTGTTAAGGTTTCGTTGTCGGCTCCGTGCTTCGTACTGTCCTCAGTATAGCGCAAATATTTTGATTGTCAACAACTTTTTGAAAGATTTTTAGACTTTTTTGCTCCGCCCCTGTAAGATCGGCGAACTTCCTTTAAACTGAAACTATGAATGATGACTTAACTGAACTATATATCAAACAGCAGCTAGCCAAGGAAGGCATACGCTACTCATTACCAGGAGAGATAAGAGAGAAGGCCCTAAAGCTATACGCACAGACCCAAGAGCCTGGCAACACTATACTAGTAGAAGAAACCGCTGAATAGCCCAGCGGTCTTTTTTATGCCCCAAAATAGCCCAAATAATACAAAGAGGTATAAACTATCATCTCTTATTCTAAAACCTCTCACAGAGCCTCTGAATAGCCTTAGAGCGTAATATACACGCAGTCACTCACCGAATACTGCACACAACGCGCGCGGGACTACTTTTAGGGCTACAAGCATCTCTTACTTATAAGAGGATAAAGATACACATGACAACCCGTAAAGAGACAATAACCTACAATAAGCCACATAGCATAATGATGTACAAATAATATCAAATGCTTATAATTATATACAAATACCATAATTACCCACCAAATAGCCCAATAACGCATGAATTACCCACCAAAACCCGGCGCGGGCCTCTCTTTTAATGCTTCCTTAATTGGAATTTTTTATCACTTATACAGATTATATAGAGTAATACATAAGGGAATAACGCATAGTATTGCACCCGAGCTTAATATTTACGCAAAAACAGGTGAAAATACCGTTAAATGTGCCATTTTAGCACTATATTGGGCATATTTGCTTACTTTTGGGCTTGCACATACCGTGTACTCTATGCTAAAACCCACAGCCAAACTGCCTCCACACCCATCTCACGCCACAACATATATACTTTTACACCCCAAAACACCCCAAAAATCACCCTCAATATACCATATATGATATATTTTCACCCACTTCACAGACAAAATGCAACGAAAATGCCGGGGAAATGAAAACTACCCCCTAAAATTTATATCATATTTGATATATTGCCTTAATTACAGCCTATATTCCACCATATTGCACACGCCACCTACTACAAATCGCGCCAAAAATACCCCCACCCCTATTCCAGGCAATTATGTATAAATCCCCAGCCAGCCGCGCGGCTTGCTTTTAACGCATTATATTATATAAAATATCCCTCCATTATATTTTGCGAAGTAAGGTAAACAGCCCATTTTGATACAAAACTACTATATATAAATACAAACCAACACGCGCCATCCTATACGCTGTCTACCCATCTAACAGATACCACTACTATATATATAAGGGCGAGAAAAGGGGCGCATACTTCGTAAAATGGGTATTGTGCGAAGTTAAAACAGTCACCAAACCATATGATATTTTGCGAACTATATATGACACATACCATGTCATTGTCAAGCGCGTGTATGAGTAATTATTTTTTGTAGGTAATTATTTTGTTGGGGGAAGTTAGTGAGATATAGGCAGAGGGTGGGGTGCCGGAGGCCACTCCCATCAATATTACATACTCTATTTGGGGTGAATGAATGATGCTCATCTAAAAATCATACACCCAATATTTTTCAAAGGTATATACCCGCCCCATTATTACTATCCCCAACAAAAATCAAAAGTATATACTTCTCTAGAAAGGAGGCGTAATGGCCGAAGAAAAAACAACGAAGAGACCTAAAGAATATTGGAGAGAAAGAAAGTTGGCCCAACGCGAGGGGAAGACTACACGTACGAAAAACAAAGATGGTGTAGGTATCCGTAAACGTAATAAGGGTAAGGTTGCTAGTCAATGGACGCAAACTGAGCAACAAGAGAAATGGCTTAATTATTATATGGATCCTAAGTCGCCGAGTTATGCAAACGCCTACGCTAGTGCAATACGCGCCGGCTATAGTAGGTGGGCTGCTCAAAAGATGGAGACTAAGGATTGCCAAAAGTGGGTCGCCGAGGCTAAGAATATGATGCGCCTTACTCCGGAACATCTTAAACAGCAGCTACAGATGATTGTTGTAAACGATATATCAAAAGATGCGGATAAGATTAATGCTATTAAGCTATTGGGTAAGGAACATAATATGTTTGTCGATAAACAGGTTACGGCCCATATAGGTATCGAGGAAGCACTTAAAGAACTGGACAATATGTGATGCAACAAAAGAAACCGGCGAATCGTAAGCTTATCTATATCTGGGACGAGAACCTAGAGTATTTCAATAAGCTGCCGAATAAATCAGCTACTATTAATCAGCTTATTAAGAGGCTTAGATTAGATGGATGATATCAAACTCACCAGGGAGCAATTGCTTAAGATAGCGGCTATCAAGAAGGACTTCTACAGGTTTGCCAAGATGAACCTGTACATCAAGGACAAGTTCGCTAATATCGTGCCGTTTGACCCTAATGAGCCTCAGCGGGCTCTTATTGATTATGTACTACTCTGCATCATAGAGAGGCGGCCAATAAAGGTTATTATCTTAAAGGCTCGCCAGATGGGCTTTAGTACGGCTGTAGAGGCTCTTTGTTACTGGTGGACATCTACGAACTTTAACATTAATAGTGTTATCATCGGTAATGACGAGAAGTCTTCCCTTAACCTTTATAGGATGTTTCGTCGTTATTTCGACAACACTAATATCCTGTTTAAACCAAGTGTTCGTTACAACACCAAAAGTGACCTTACGTTTGAGAAGTTCGATGAGAGCGGCAAGCAGATTGGTTTAGGTTCAGCTATTAAGATTGAGACAGCCAAGAACAAGTCAGCGGGGCGTTCAGACACTATCAACTTCCTCCATGGATGTATGCATCCCAATAGCCCAATCGTCTTAGCTGGCGGGGAATCAAAGCTCGTAAAAGACATAGAGATAGGCGATAAGGTATTCACTAGTTCCGGAGCAATAGCACCCGTCAAGTATAAGATTTATACCGGCAAAAAGATGACTTATAAAGTAACTGGATGGATGAGCAACGAACCTCTTTATTTGTCGGCAGACCATAAGGTATTAACAATTGACGGGTATAAGAAAGTCAAAGACTTGACAAACTACGATTGGATACGTCGCCCCGACTTTAAGTTTGAATATAAGGATGAGATCACTTACTCGTACAAAACACCCGAGCGACCGCAACATGGCGGAAATTCTATCAACAGAACCGAGACGTTCAAGCTCGACTACGACTTCGGTTACCTCGCTGGGTATTATCTAGCAGAAGGTCATGTAAGCAAAAAGCTAGATCGAGTAACCTTCGCCTACCATAAAGACGAAAAGTATATAGATAATGTCCGTAAGTATTTTGGCCATAGCTACGAACGAGTAGATAATAATCGTGGCACTAGTGAGTTTAGCGGGCCATTTATGGCGCATCTGATTAATGATTTGTATGGTCGAGTAGAGAATAAGCATATTCCGCTTTGGGGAAATCCTGAATACTTCAAGGGCCTCATGCGCGGATATTTGGATGGTGATGGATCAAAAACTAGCGTCGATAAAGTGCAGGCGTCGTCCATTCATGAGCGCATAGCACGCAATATTAACCGTATTGGCGATATGCAGGGCCACCACGCAGGACTACGAACGCGGGAGGCCGGTGTATATTATGGCCGTAATTGTAAAAAGATATACACTAATGCCTTTAATAGAACGACGAATAAGCCCTGGATTCGTAAGTTTAAGATCGTAGATGGTCATATATATGTGCGCGTCAAGAAAATAGAAGAATATGAATTTTCTGATACGTACGACATTGAGATAGACCATCCAGACCATAACTTCGAAACCCCGATTGGTGTGATCTCTAACTCGGAGGTCGCGACTTGGGAGAACGGCGAAGACTTGGTTGCTTCTCTTATGCAGACAGTACCAGATGCAGAGGTGATGGATAAACCCTCAATGGTGTTTCTGGAGTCTACAGCAGAAGGGCGAGGGAATTATTTCCATAAAGAGTATGTCGCAGCGGTAGAAGGTAAGAACAACTACCAACCCGCTTTCGCTCCCTGGTGGATTCTTGATACCTACGAGCGCGATGCCACATTTGAAGATTTAGGTAAACTCAGCGATTACGAGCTATTCTTAGTCGACCTTATGAAGCGAGGCCACGATACACTAGGGCATCATTTCCCCATTAGCGAGGAGGCTATCCCTAGGAAGCTTGCATTCTATAGAAGGAAGGCGAAAGATTTCGCGGCTACCCCTGAACGACTACCCCAGGAGTACCCCTCGACGTGGCAGGAGGCGTTCATCGCAAGTGGTAAGAACGTATTCAACCCATTAGCCTTACAGGAGATGGAGAAGGACGCAACCCCATTAGAGGATGTCGAGTATTACAAGATTACTCCATTAGAGGATCGTCCTTATGAGGAATTCGAGCTAGAGAAAGTACTGTTCGAACCTAACGAAGCGCCTGATGACTTTACCTATAAAGCACCACTTAAGATTTGGGAGAAGCCTCAGCCTTATAAGGAATATGTCATTGGTGCAGATGTTGCAGAGGGCCTTAAGGGTGGCGACTTTAGCGTTGCAACTGTTGTAGACATTTCAACAATGGCAGTAGTCGCTCGATGGAGAGGGCATTGCGACCCTGACAAGTTCGGCGAGATCTTAGGTACTCTTGGTACGTATTACAATTATGCCCTTATAGGTGTAGAGGTAAACAACCACGGCCTTACAACAGTACAAAAGCTACGCGACACCTTCTATACGAACCTCTACAAGCGAGATAGAGGCTACGATGAGGAATGGGAGACGCCAACCGTCAATCTCGGTTGGAAGACTGATATGCGAACTAAACGCTTAATGATCGATGACCTTATCAAGCTAGTCCGCGAGCGCGTGATTAAGGATAAGGATATTGTCTTCATTAATGAGGCATTCAGCTACGTGCGCGATGAACGTGGTAGAATGAACGCAGAGGAAGGCTCTCATGACGACGTGGTGATGAGTACAGCTATTGCTTACCAGCTATTCCCTTGGGGTGACAACGATATATCAAACTTAAAGGTAGTTTCTACCGCAAAGATGCATAAAATAACCAATGGATGATAAAACACTACAAGAGGTGACTAAGCGCTTTAATAAGGCGCGGATGTATACCGAATCCCACTATAAAAAGACTTGGGCAAATGCATTTAAGTCTTACAACGGCATTAGAACAATTAGGGGATATGCAGGACAGGCTGATGAGTTCGTGCCTGAAACCTTCTCAATCGTAGAAGCTCTCGTGTCTTCATATGTCAAAACAAAGCCGCGATTTAAGTACTGGCCATTACACGAAGAGCAAGAACAAAGCGTTGAGGCTTTAAATGGTCTAGTCAACTATTACTGGTCTATTAATAACATGACCGATAAGATGATTAGCTGGATTAAAGATATGGCCCTATACGGTACAGGTGTTTTGGCCTTTAGTTGGTTGAAAGATCGCCCGCTTATTCAAAATATCCCGCTAAACGACTTCTTCGTTGACCCGGCTGCGCGCCATATAAACAACCCAGAAGAGCCCGGCTATCCACGCTATGCAGGGTATCGCTACCTTACTAGCCTAGAACAGCTCAAATCTCAAATGGAGGTGGACGTTGAAACCGGTAAAGTAGAGAATAAATACAAAAACCTCGACAAGGTAGTCTCTGGAACTGACAGCGAGGAGATGGACAAAGACATCAAAGAGATGTTGATTGGTTCTACTTACGGGAAAGACGCCATTAGCGAGCAGGTAGAGGTTATCGATTACTGGACTGAAAAGAAACACGTGATGATCGCCAATCGTAGCGTTGTTATCTTAGAGGAGGACAACCCCTACGCCCGGAAAGAATCTAAAAAAGAGCTGCCGATGGATCTAGACGGTGAGATTATCCCAATGAAGGTGAAAATCCCCGCCATTAAAGGCTTTCTACCGTTCGCAGTAGCCCGTAACTATGTTGATACGAGCCTATTCTACGGTAAAGGCATTGCCGAGGTTATCCTCAAGACCCAGGAGCTGCTCAACGATACGGCGAGCCAGAAACGCGACAATATCGCCTACGTGTTGAATAACATGTGGCAAATTGAACCACGCTATCAACACTTAGCTGAGCGTATCCAGTCCGCACCTGGTGCTATCTTCCCGATCCCTAAGGGGGCGCTCACCCCAATTGAGAAGAATGACATCAGCCCAGCCGCTGATGCCGAGATTAGTCGTCTTACTCAGCAAATGCGTACCGCAGTAGCCGCGGATGCAGCCGTACAAGGTATTAGTCAACGCTATAGCCGTACAACCGCTACTGAGATTTCTAACCAGATGGAGCAATCAGACGCTCGTACGAACGTTAAGATGCAGTCATTAGAGGATGGCGGCTTAGCTCAGGTAGGTTCAATTCTGTTTAAGATGATCCAACTATTCGTTAAAGAGGAGACTCCAGTGCGAATGACTGACCATAACCAGATTACTTGGCAAGTATACAGCCCCGATGTTTACTTTGGTGAATATCAGCCAAAGGTCGTGCTCGAGAGCACTGCAGACGCCGAGATTGCGATGCTCAGCCAAGCAATGCAGACAGCCGCGCAGTTCAGTCTCCAGAATCCTCTCGTTAACCAGGAGGCGTTCCTACGCAACATGTACAAGACTCTCTTTAGTAAGTATATGACCGAGGATGATATTAACGAAATGCTTACTGTACCACAACCAATGATGGGCCCTGATGGTCAACCAGTTGACCCAAGTCTCGTGCAAAGCGGCGCATCACTCGCCCCGGGCGCTGAAGAGTACCTACTAGGCGCAGGCGCATCGCAGGGCGGCGGCGATTCATTCAATAAGCGAACCCAAACCGGCAATCAAGGCGGCGGGGGAGCTAATAGTAACGATAACAACATTAGACGGGTGCGAAGCGAGCAAGCATCAACCCGATTGAGGTAGTAAATGGAAGAGAGCAATAAATGGGAGAAGATCGCTCATCAATGGGAGCAATTCTCTAAAACAGAAGCCTATAAAGAGCTAATGGGTTACATTGATCTACAAAAGGACGTAAATTCTACATTAGCTGCCGGGCCTATTGAAATATACAAGGAAGTGCCAACCGTTGACGGAAAGACAACGCAGCAACTTGAGTTTGAGCCCGAGAAGCTGGCATATCTTTTACAACGCAATGTAGGCCTCGATACAATCCGCCTTTACATTGAAGGCTTTAGTATCAAGTAATTTCTACAACAATGTAATATTTACAGCGTAGGAGGGTTTTCGCCCCTGTCCCTCCTACATTCCCCTTAAAAGGCGAAAAAAGATTTATAGACAAACTAATAGGAGTACACTAGAATGGAAGATTCCCTTACCGGAACTAACGATGCTAGCCTCAACCAAGAGCCTACTAGCGTTAATGAACCGGCGGATATCTCTAGCGATACTACCTCTCAAGCTCCAGTAGAGCAAGATGTAGTAGCTGAGCCCGCCCAAGAAAGCGAGCCAGCAGATAGCGGCTTGAGTAAATTCGCGAAGGCGCAAGGCTTCGACCTTGATAACGCTAGTGAGGATACAAAGCGAGCCCTTAAAATTGCTCTGGACAATCAGCGCTCATTCCGTAGCGCAAAACAACTAGCAGATACCAGCGAGCCTACTGACGACTTGCGCGCAGAGGTTGCTAACTTGAAGTACGAGCGACAAGTTGAGCGATTCTTTGGCGAGCAAGGCCGTGACCGCAATCTCGAAGCGGTAATGTATGACATCGTAAAGGACAAAGCTGCTAAATACGGCGTAGAATATGCAAATAACCTACGACACGACCTCGACACTCTGTATGATTTAGCCGTGCTTAAGTCGAGCAAGAATACCCCAAATGTAGATCCGGAGCAAATCCGCCGAGAGGAAAGGGAGTCTATCAATCAACAACTCCAGCAGGGCACACAAGCCCATGCTACCGATAATTCAGCGGACAATGAATCTCTCGAGTACTTACTAGCCAATTACGATGGCTCTCCTGAGATGGCCGCTAAAATAGACAAATTAATAAACTAGGAGAAATATAACTCATGGCAAACCGAGTTACCCCAACAGTCGGCCAAGGTGCAAAAGACATCTCTGGCGGCGGGGCTTCCAAGGCGTTTATTCCGCAAATCTGGAGCCCAGAAGTTGAGAAGAACTACACTGACAACTACGTGGTCTTCGATTTTATCGATAAGACAAACCTTGGCGATGGCGTCCACATGGGCGACGTTGTTCACGTTCCTTTCATGAAGGAAATCACCGACAGCACCGCTACTAATACTACGGTTGAAAGCGCATCGGCCATTGATGCTGTTGATGTATCGACCGTTGATGTGTTGGTTGACCGCTACCTCCGTAAGGCAGTTGGTGTACAGGATGTGGCTGCTACTCAGAGCAAATACGAGTACCGCGCACTCTACACTGAGCGCCTGGGTCGCTGGATTGCCCGCGCACACGACGAGGAAGCTATCAAGAAAGCTATCGCTGCATTTACAGCTGGTAAGATCGCCGCTAGCGGTGCAGATGGCCACTTGAGCTACAAAGACATCGTCGCTGCGATGGCTCAGCTTGACGCAAACAACATCCCAGAGGATGGTCGTGGTATCTTCCTTAACGGCTATGCACGCGCTGACCTCCGTAACATTCCTGAGTTTACCTCTTACAAGGAAACTGGCGAGGCTGGTCTCGTCAAGAACCGCGGCTACGTTGGCCACTTCTTCAACACTCCAGTGTTTGTCACCAATGCTTTGACAACTGATACGGCCGGCGGTAAGCGCACGAGCCAGGTCATTGTCATGCATAAGACGGCACTTAAGGGTGTTGCCCAGATGGCTAAGACTGAAGGTGATCGCGACAAGCTCGCTGGCGTTGACTACGTTGTTGCATCGACTCTGTTCGGTGTTGGCGCAGTTCGCCCAGAAGCTGGTGTGATCATCGAGCGCAAAGTTACTAAGGAATAGTAGCTAGACTTTAAGCCTCCTCCCAAGCGGAGGGGGCTTATTTTAAGACAAGGAGATAATAATGATAAGAGATGGCATCATAGAAAAACTAGAAGAGCTGGGCTTTAGAGTAGACTGCACCCTGGAGGGGATTAAGGTTTATGACGGGCGAGGAAATCTTTGTGGAGATGTGTCTGTCAGTCATCCGACTAGTTCATGGATCGGCGGCTCTATACTTAAACATTTCTATTCTGTAGGAGGCGCTAGTGAGTTGGACCAGATACTCGAATTGATCGCATTCGGATCAGGTAGGGGGTATATGCCCGACCTGTTTATTCTCAAGACCGACGCCGGCTTTGTCAAACGCGGCGCATCCCTAGAATTCACACAATCAAACCCAACGCTATTCACTAAAAAGCAGCTCGATAGAATGCGTCTCCGCGTAGCTGCGCTTAATCCTATAACGTATAAGGTGAATTAACTATGACAAAATGGGTAAATAACAGCGCGTGGAACGCGTTGCTAGCAAAAATAAACACTGCCAATAAGGTATTGATCCTTCCGTCCTACATAAATGATTACAACCCCGCCAATAGCCAAAAATTGGGCGAGGGCTCATATTCTACGTCGTCGCAAACATTCCCGACAGCCGGCGAGCGAGTAGTCACCCTAAATCCGGCAAATAACCTTAGCGTTACCAAGACCGGTACGGCCACTCATGTTGCATATGTTAACGGTACTGAGATGTTGTTTGTGACCGATATTGCAGGGCAAGCGGTTACCCAAGGCGGTACGGCCAACCTTACTGGCGTTCAGCTAAAAGCAGAGGATATTTAACATGCCGGCCATAGATAAAAAAGAATCGCTGCGTAAGCTTGCCGATATTGCAGAGGATATGGGATTCCGTGTCTGGTTCGACTTTAAGCAGTGTCACATCCACGAGATATACGGCAAGGAGATCGCATGGTTCGACTTAGATGATCAGAATAGATTCTGGATCGATAGCACATTCCTAGTGGCGTCTAGGTGTAGATACTTCCGCGAGATATGCGATATACTGGAGACGTTCGTACGGCAGCCTGGGAAGCAAACACGCGGCACCCTCTACGCGGTGTCGAATAGTGTTGGTCCATGGGGGCGCATTAAAGAGCTACCAGATGCATCGGGAGTTGAATGGCTTAATAGCGATAGTATGCGAGCCCTGTATACATTAAAAGGAGCAAAAAGGATTACTAGGCGATACGACCTGGGTGACGCAAAGATTGTTCCGGTGTTCGATAACGATTACGAAGGCGCGGGCGCTTATGCAGATGACTTAACAAAAGCGAGTGACGAGAACGCTCCGCGGACGCCAAGTGACAACGACGATAGTTCCGGGCAGAATAATCAGAACAACCCCAGCGGAAACAATAACAATTTCTTTAGGACTAACTTTTAGGAGGCTATATGGCGAACAATATGACAATCGGCTTTCTAGCCACCGCCATAACAGACGAGAACAGTACTATTGATATAGATGCTACGTATAATCCATATTTCCCTAGCGCTCCATTTTATATAACCGTCTCACCAGCAGACGAGGTACCTACTGCCCTTAATTCGGAGATTATGGTTGTCATGGCGCGCAACGGCAAAACTCTCTCCGTTCAGCGTGGACAACGCAATATAGTGTCGAAATCTCACAAGAAGGGCGCTATTGTCTACCGTGGTGTGTATTATGAAAACCTCCTACATGTCGGCGACATTGTAATGACACTTAACGCCAACCCGATTCCTGGCAGACTACTACTTAATGGGCAGGGTGGGTATAGTAAGTGGGATTATCCGTTGTTATATGAGCATATCAGGAATAATTCGCGGTATGGCACAATCTCTGGGGATACATTCACACTAGCGGATTTTCGCAGCAGATTCCCACTTATAGCTGGCGGAGTTGACTCTGTCGGTGTATCTGGAGGCAGTAATACTATACGGCTAGCTCCACAGAACTATCAAACAAAAACGTGGATGAGTCAAAAAATGAGCCCGTCCGCGAACCCCTCTGGTGCAATCAGGATGGGGGGCGACGTAGGGTTCCACCTCCATGGAGTGACAAACACGCCAAGCGATTCGTCGAAGAACGTCCCACTCGAATGGCGGCCACAGTACATCGCCCTTAACTTTGAAATTG